GTATTAGAGGCTAAATCACCATCGACAAACAAACTTGCAGCGGCTAAATCCGTAAACGCATCCACCATCGCGCCACCAGAGCCTGCGCCGTCACTGTAAATCGCTTTCGTCTGACCATTAAGTATGGTGATCGTGGCACCAGAGCCTTGCTTAATAATGATCGACTGCGATCCGCTTGTTGCGTTCTCTATGAACCAGAGCTTGCTGATCGTGTTCGGCCCTATAGTGATGGTGCAAGTGCTATCAAGAGTGCCAGTGTATTTAAGAAACATGCTCCTGCCGGGATCAGTAGACCCATCGGCAAGAGTAGTAGTGTGGGTATCAGCATTGGTCGTAATAGCTTCGGTGCCAAAACTAAATGCCTCTGCAATTAATTCGAGGTTTGTGTTTGTACTGGTGCCCCATGTGCCTGCCTCATCCCCGGTAGATATTTCTTTGAGGCGTAAATCGTTAACGTAAGTTGCCATTTATCTTCTCCGACTTTTAGTCTTAGGCTTTGGCTTCTTCATAGACGCCACATGCTTCTTCAACACTTCTGCTTGTTTCTTGTGTGTCTTAGAGGCTTTCTCTAATCCCTTAATAACCTTTTTTACTTTCCGCACTATCAAGCTACCTCTTCCCAATTAGGAGTTTGACTGTCGGTTACAGAAGTCCAACTCGGCGTTTGACTGGTTGATATAGTTGAATAATTTGGAGTTTGACTAGCATCTATAAGACCCCAAACATTAACAATATTAACTATACCTGTTGCAGATACTCCCGTAACGTTAACATCCGCTTTCGCAATAATAGATACAGATCCAACTGCTCCAGTGCCTTCAACACCCGTTGGAACAATCGTTTGACCCAACGCAATAGTAACCGTGCCAACTGCTGAAGTACCCGCCACACCTGTCGGAGAAATAATTGCCCCGCCTGTAGCAATGACTGTGCCAACGGAGCTAGTGCCTTCAGTACCCGTAACTGAAACATTTGCATCAGCACTAACCGTAGCCGTTCCAACAGTGCCTGTCCCTGCAACTCCAGTAACTGAAATATTCGCATCTGCACTGACCGTAGCTGTCCCAATCGCTCCAGTCCCAGCAATCCCAGTAACAGCAACGCCCGCGCCGCCGGTAGCAGTAACCGTTCCGACAGATCCAGTGCCTGCCACACCTGTAATAGAAACGGTAACTCCCGTTCCTTCGATAATCGTGACGGAGCCGATTGACCCTGTTGCAGAAACGCCTGTGACAGAAACATCTGCTCCTGCGCTAACCGTTGCTGTGGTAACTGAACCAGTGCCTGAAACACCTGTAACCTCAACAGGATCTGCTTGACCCCACGGGCCTTCGCCCCAAGTGCCTCTGCCCCACCCATTAATATCTGCCACATACTACTCGCTACGCAATGCGAATAATCGCGTTAGACGCATCTGCTGTTGGAAACTGAATAGTAAAGTCTCCAGCAGTAGACGTTTTATCTCCACCAAAAGCTAATGCACATACAGCTTTATCAGAATTAGTATCGTTATAAATTAATGCTCCATTAGCAGTAATGGTGCTAGAACTAAAGGTAAGATCAGCAAAGTCTGCAAATGCAGTTGTACCTGAAGTTGTTGGGGTAACATTAGTAAGCGCAGAACCTGCGGCTGTATACCCTGTGCCAGATACTTCATTACTTGTAGTATAAGCAGTAGTGCTCGCGCCTAACGATGCACTTGATGTATACAACGCTAGTTTGAATGAGTTGCCGCTAGTAGCAGTAAAGTTATGAGTGCCGACCAATAGTTCTTGCTTAAACGAAGTACACATTGCCGTTGATATTGCCATTACAGACTCCTAATAATTTTAGCCATATCGCTATGACCTTGTTTTTCCATTTCTCCAGCAAGTGTTGCTTTTTCGCTTAATGCAGATTGCTGCATATAATACACTATTGTTTGAAAAACAGACTGTTTAAACGCTTCTGCTTGTTGCGCGATAACGGGATGAGCATTGCCGCCAATGTTTACAATCCTATCTGTCGCTGTCTTTGCCCAAAACTCAATGTCATGGCCTTTGTTTTGAGTAGTCGATACCTCAAAAGCGCCTAGCTGTATTTGTACTGCATTATCCATTACGTTGTTTTAAGCGCCTTTTGACCTGTGCGATATGCATCAGTACGATTATATCCATCACCTTCCATCTTTAGCTGGCCTAACGCCGTTTCAAACTGCTGTTGATATAGTTGGATCAGATCTGGCTCACCCTTCATAAATATGTATGCTTGCATCAAAGCGCCATACAACAATGCATTGTCTGCATTTGTACCCAGCCAGCTTGTGCCATCTGACGAAACAGTAATTGACTGTGGTTCATAAAAATAATGAAGCTCTACGGTGTAATTAGAGTTAGGAGTAGGGCCAACTATGAACGATGACTCGTCAAACTGAGCATAATATTTTGGCGCAGCGGTAGTTGAGGCAACAGGATATAGCTCTCGAATAAAGTTAACATCTTTAAAAATCAAGAAGTTATATCCAGAATTATCATACGCAAGTGAGTACGGATATAAAAAGTCTGACGGGACAGTAAGATACTGATTCCCTGATGTCAGTGTGCCAATAACATTCTTTCTAAAGTCTGGTAATTGAATTGTTCTAAGTATTAACTGCTCAGTCGTTGTTATAAACAAAGCAATGTTATTAGAAAATGTCGTTTCGTCATTCTCTGTGTAATCTTTGATTGCTTGAGTAAGCGTTGTAAATGTCCATGCCATTAGCTTGTCACCACTGTTACTCGGCCTATCTCACCAGTAATATCTAAGCCAACGGTTCTTGATCCAAGCTCGGTAATGCCGCCACCTACTGGATCAAATGCGCCAAGAATCCTGCTTTCTTCTAGCGCAGTGTCTGGTCTAGGATTTCTTAATGCCTGCGGGTCAGACATCTTCATGCGACCTAGCTCGTATTGCGGGTTGTCTTTATCTAAGACATCAAAACCAACACGAAACCCCGTGTCCCTACCATCCCTGATAAGAGGCACAAGATCTCTAAGGGCGTATCGAAACCCTGTTACATCACAAAACCCGAAGGCATGTTTGCCTCTAGCATAAACACTCAATATCTATATCCCCCCGGTACGAAGAATAAAGACTCTTTACCTCGATCCGCGTCTACAGCTTGTTGCCATTGCTCATCATAAAGCTGCTTGAGCAGACCAATACGATCCTGCAACTCAGGCTTTTTCAACGCAATATGATACGCAAGGCCAGCAACAAGGCATGGCAAAAATCTGGATGGAACCTCTGGATTGTCAGATCCAACAGATCCTGCATCTGCTATACGCTCTATATAATAGAACTCCAACACATATGGCTCTGTTGAGTCTGGCACGGGCCACAGATTTACTGAGGACACAGTGTCTGATTTCTCCAGCCAAAACTGGAGTGGCTTAGATTGAGTTAGCTTATTGGTAAGATGTGAATACTGCTTCACAGATATTCGGGTAAGGTTCTGATCCACCTGACGGGCTGTGCTGCCGCTGTTAGTGCGTATAAACGCCTCAACAATATCCAGTATCTTGCCATCTAGTGAATAACGGGATGTCCCAGCCGTTAGTGACTGAGACCCACTTTTGATTGTCCACAAATTCAATCCACGATTCTGCCACTCCAAAAACATCAAATTCATGCTTCTACGAGCAGTTCGGTAATCATAGCCGGTCTTTAGCTCAGAGCCCGCTCTCTCAAAAGCCTCTTCTACTGCATCACCTAAATCAAGATCGAATGTGTAAGTAGACATCTACTTAACCATTTTCCCACGCTTCATGGGTCGAGGCATTTTTTTGCTGCCCCCACGCATCCCTGTTGGGCGCTTCTTCATAACACCAGCTTTCTTAGCAGTGCCACCTTTCATTCCGGGTGGACGTTTCTTCATAACACCAGACTTTTTCATGGTGCCGCCCATCGCTTTCGCAGGTGCTTTTCTTTTTACACCTGCTTTCTTCATCGTTTTTTTACGCATGTTATCCCTCTATTAGCTCGTTATAGAATGATTCTCTTAATTGAAATACATGCGGCGGCTCATCATCTCCAAAAACAAACGAGTAATAATCAGTTTTTTTAAGTCTATGTACTGCGTTTTGTAAGTCTTCTAGCCGCTGTATGTACAACATTGCATACGAAATCTCATTAAGCTGTTCAAAAACATCTGACTCAATGGCTTCATTTGCCTCGTCATCAGGGTGTGATCCCATAATCCAAAGATCCCGATCCCCAAAAACTCCGTTACTAATCGCGTAGTTTAAAGCCTCCACACGATCATGAAACTGTTCCGCATCCTGCTCATATTCCAAATCAACTACGATGTGTATGCGATACCTATCATCGTAGCTTTCAAGTGACTCAAACACATCTGAAAATAATGTAGTGCGTTTAAACGTCATAAGGACTTGATGAGCGTCCCAAGTCTTTTTGGCGTAAGGACACGCAGACATGCCGCCTAACTCTTTACTTGGCGACTCCAACGTTTGACGAGACCATTCTCTTACTTCCTGACGAATGGACTCTTCAACATCAAATCTACTTAGGCTGTCTAGCTGCGCCATATCCACGGCGCTCCATCTCTTTAAATTGAGCGGTTCGAGGCGCTACAGTTTTCTCAACCATACCCCCAACTTTCATTTTTCCTACGCCATCAGCAGCAAAAAACGGTACTTCCTTCCCGTCTTTTTCAACCATCTTTAACTTGTCTGTCATCCTACAACCCTTATTTCTTTATAGAGACCTTTAGCAATTGCTTTCAATGCCTCCGTAGGAGTGTTCAAAAACCTTTCTAACGACATTTCGTGGGCAAGAGGTATCCTTGATAGGGTCTGAAACACAACGGCGTCCTCGGCCTTATTGAGCGTTGTAGTCACCCTGACACGATCAAGTGGATCTGAAAAACTGTGAAAGCAATCAATAATCTTGCTATCAAATTGCTTTCTAGTAGTGCTATCCATAATGCTTAATCACACTCATGCATACGTTATAAACGTCACCATCTGAGTGGGCTACCGTGGTAAACATAATGTCGCCGGTAATACCAGTTCCTGCATTATTAGGTATGCCGTTAAACTCACTAAAGTCTAGCTCATCTGCATAGTCGGCATTTAATTGCCAAGCTAATACATCAGTGCTTGCATCAAAAAATATCTTTACACCCATGCCAATGGTGGTGTACCAAATTTTTTCGATAGTAACTTTAGTGCAAGTAGCGCCCGATACAGGATCTTTTGTAAGAGCAGAGACATCTATCTTCTTGACCGCTGCCTCTCCAGACCCATCACTTACATTAGTAAAGCGAAATATCGCTTTCCTAGCGCCATCTTGTATTGTCTGTGTAGCTACTGCATCAGCCATAACTGCCCCCTGTTACGCTATCTGAACGTACTCAATGATGAACGTAAAAGAACCCGCTGTTGTAGCATCAACCGTATTAGTGATATTGCAAAAAATAGTTCTTGCAGTATCTGTGTATTGAACAGAAGCAGGAGCGGTAGTGCCGCTTTGCGTCTGAACAACCAGAGTGGTCAAAGTGACATTGTGTGCAACAACAGTCGTGCCGCCATCTAAGATCTCATCAGTTACTGCCGCAACGATCTGTGCGCCAGAGCTAGAAGTACCAACTTCATAACCAATGTCACCCGTGCCAATGACTGGCGAAGTGTCACAAAAGATCTTAATGTCAGTGATGATCGTGTTTGCGGGCTGCGTAAACTCACCAATAGATGGGCTGTCACCCGCTGTGGTGTTGACTGTAACGCCAGTAGCAAAACCAACGTGCTTAACAAACTTACCAGTAACGATACCAGTAGAAGCAATATCCACTACATCAGTGAATGCGCCAGTGCTGGTGTTTTTTGATACGACCTTAAATCCATTTTCTGATCGGACTGGGCCGCTAAATGTAGTATTCGCCATGAGTATCTCCTGTCGTGGCTAATGTCAGAGTGTTCCACGTGGAACATTCTGTCAGGGATAAAAAAAAGGACTACCCAAGT